TCTCCACGACCAGCTATCCACACCTGTACTGGATCATCGGCAGCATATGCATCATCAATGGTTTTGCCCTGTAGTTCGTCCTCAAGTGCAAACATAGGAATGGCATTGCCACCATCTAAGTTATGAGGTATTACTTTACCATCTGCATTAAGGGTAACTAACATTCCAGGTTTAATCTCATCTGCTGCTACAAACTCTTCTATTACATCACTATACTTCTTTAGCTTAATCGTATTCTTTCCCATTCTTCAATTTCCCTCCTTTTTAGTCAAACTTAATTCCTGCGGGTGGTAATGGTTTTACTTTGTTCTTATTAGCTGCTACGTTGACCTGTTGTGCTCCCATAGCCGTATAGTCAACTTTAGGCGGAATGGCCTTTGCCAGTTTCTCAAGTTGGCAAAACTTCATAGCCTTAAGCTCATCATCAGTAAAGGCATCGGAAGCAGAGTTGGTCTTGATATAGTCTATATACTCCTGTTTCTTGTCATTTAGCAGTTTAATACCAAAGTTAATTTGCTCTTTGACTTCAGCAGGAGCCATATCAAGATATACATTCAAATCTTTAAATTGCTCTTTCAATTCATTTATCAAAACTTCCCTATTCACACCAACTTCTTCTTTAGGCTGAGTGGCTTTCTTGTTTAGCTCAATCAACTTGTCTAACTGTTCATCAGCTAATTCAGTCAGCCATTCTCTGTCAGCCTCTACAAAATTACCGCTTTGTACCAGTATTTCTACTTTATTAGGGCATCCCATTCTTTTACCTCCTTTTACATGTTCTTTTAGTGCACTCATTTCTGGGATCTCCAAATCTGCATCAAACTCATCTATAAGTAACCTATAAGCTTGTCGTCTTGCTCTTTTACGTTCCTCTGCACTCACCCCCTTTACCATAGCTCCCCTACCACTTATTACAGCCCTTAAGGCTCTTTCGTTCAGTTTGCCAGTCTTAGGATTGACTACTGGTAACTTCAAATCTTGAAAGGTAGGAGCATCGGCATCTCCTATTAGGAAATGAGAGGCTATCCTTGCTCTCTCTTCCCTTGGTAAATCTTCCCATCTACCATCTACACCAAAGTCCTGTAGCGTAACACCAGACCACTCGGTGCTTTCCGTTCCCTTATACGATAATCTGTAAGTTTCGATCACACCATTATCTCCCCCCTTCCTATTTATTCCCAGACCACAACCATCTTCAAGTGAACATGCTCCCTTTTCATTAGGTAGCAATGCTAAATGGTCTGGTCTGTGATTTTTGGCAATTCCTATATATTTCTCTCCATTCCATTCTCCAGGAGTAAGTTCATCTTCGGTAAATACACCAACGCTAACATTGATTGGCTTCCCTTCATGCAAATAGCCTAATATCTCTGGATGAACCTTAATGGCTTTATTTTCGTTAATCCATACCTCAGCTTTAAGTTTGCCATCTTCCATACGAGTGTTGTATACTCTACCGATTACTTGCTCATCTACTATATCTGGAGAGTTAGCTGATACATAAACTCCATTCTTCTGAGGATGGCTTACTATAACAGGTATGCCATTCCACACTTCTGGAAATTTACCAAGTTCAGTAGCTGGATGGAATAAGGGCCCATGACTTCCATTGTGCACTCCTTCAACCATCATAACTACAGGAACAACTAAATGTTTTTCACCTTCATGTTTCCTTACAGATATAGTGTAAGCAGAATTAGTATTGATGAGTGAATAACTGTTGTTACCTACTACACCATTGGCTTGTTTAATGGCTAACACTTCACATGTGTTTTGGTCTTTGCCTTCTTCCAGACAGCGTTCAAGTACCGAGTTAGCTACTTCCACCCATTGCCTTTTTTCCTTGTCAGTTAAGCCCTTATGAAATCTATCTACATCATCTACTGTCCAAGGCATTTTATTCACTCTCCTCTTCTGTTTCAACTGGTACTATCGTACATCTACAGTTAGGGTGGTATGGTATCATACCTTCTACTTCATCTAATTCAAATATCTTTCCTTGTAAAGGTGCACATTTATCACAAACATTGTATCCAGCAGTAATCCACTCAGCTTTTACCTTTACATCAATTGCTCCCCAGTTACGATATTCTTGCACTTTAGCTAAGTGATGTGCTCTTATAATTTCAGTTCGAGCTAACATCTCTGCTCGTCTCTTGGCTGGAATGAATCTGCCAAGTATGTCTGTCAATCCTAAATCTCCAATAGGGCCAGTTATTGTTTTAGTTAGCATTTTAGCTATTTCCCTTGGATTTCTGCCTTCTGCCATTCCTTGAGCTAATACTCTGCTTATTTGACTGGCCATAGTATCCGTAATTCCTTTTAAGTCAGTATAAGTTCTTGTATAAACTAATCCTACTCGCTCAAGATAAAATGGAGCATTGAATATCACATCTATGTCTGGTAAAAAGTCTGGTGTAGCATAACCAGCTTTCTTTAATTCCTGTCTTGCCATATAAATGCCTTTTTGAAAGGCACTCTGAATAAACTTATTCATCCACGCTTGTTCTATTGCTTGTCCAAGCTGTGCATAAGGCATAACTTCAAGAATATCATTATCTATTTGCTCTTGTAGCCATTCCAAGAATTCAGCTATTTTGTCCTGACTTCTTGGAAAATCGAATGCTCTTTTAGGTGGAATAGCTTGATATGTTGATAATAATCCAAAGCAATCTTGCTCAACTACAGCTTTGTTTATCTTCGCACACAACCTATCGAATCTACCACGCATATTTCTTGCAAACATATTTCGTAAAGTGGTAGTTCGTGTAGGATCATATTTAATTATCAAGGTTTGCTTTTCAGCTTCGCTCAGCGCTTGAAGGCTCATTTAATAAATACTCTTCCTCTTCGGTAGCACTTCCTCTAATGTCTTCGTCAATTCCTTTTAGCTGAATTTCTTTTATAAGGTCTATTTGATCTTTACCTAAGCCTAAAAATTTATCGTAGAATATGTCTGGAGGTATAACATCCATAGCTCCAGGAACCATGAGGTAGTCTTTAAGAGCAGAAGCTCTAATCTGTCCTATGTCAGCTAATTCCTTTTCACTAGCTGCCCACAGATCAGTCCATTGAACTGTATAATCAGTCTGTGGTTTAGCTAAAACACCAAATTCTATGCATTTATCTATAAAGGGCCTCAATATAACAGGCTCAGCATATTCTTCCCTACGTTCCTGTATCATAGAAAGCCAAGTATTTCTATCTTCGGTAGAGGCTAATTCTCCTCGTTCACTTCCTGTTAATATCCTTCGTGGAATTCCAGTTATAGCACTTATCATCTGTAACTGAACATCTACATGGTTTCTTGGATCGGATACCTGTTGGGCTAATGCGTCAAGGCTTACTCCTCTGTTTATTAAGAATCTCCTTAAGCCGTGTTCATATTCATCTAACTGCTTTTGTAATTCGTCTATATCTTCATCAGTCATGTTGTAGCCTTCAGCAACAATACCTTGGAATCCAGGTCTGGCACCACGCCAAAACATCTCAGCAGAACCGCCTACAATCTTTTCAAGGTCTAACAGTCGATTAAACACGGCTTCAAGTCTAGGTAATCCATTTACTTCATCTTCTAGCAATTGTCCAGGTATATGGACAATTCTGCTATGATGAACATTTACAGTAATTGTGGAGGAATCTGATAATTCAAGTGTTAACTGATATATTTGAGGAAATCCGTATCTTTCGCTGTTTGGGTTGTTGTCCCATTCCTGAATGGCAGCACTTGCTTCGGATAATGGCTTAACGTATTTCAACTGCCTTTTACCGCTTCTTACTGGATTGGCCATATCGGTAACAGCCTTGACATCGTCCAAACCTAATAGCAAAACACCATAGTGGCCCAAACCAGCTAACCTGTCCACACGAGCAAATTTAGCTCTCAAGTTTAGCTGTTTATCGAGTTTGTCCCAGCCCTCTTCAAATGCTGTATATCTTTCCTCAGTTTCAATAACGCTTATCTTTCCTCTCCAAGTAGCACTTACTGGTCTGTCTATAATGGCCTTGGCTATATCTTGTCGTTTGTACTGTGCATAATAATCGTCAAATGTAAGCCTTTTGGGATACCCTAATGCGGTATAAATATCACGTTCTCCACTATAGGAAAATCCAAGCTTGGCCAGTAGATTAGCTCTGCCAACAATTGCGCTTAAAGTTTGTATTTTCTCCTCTAACGCCTTAATCTTGCTTGGCATCTCTCCACCTACCTATCTTAATATAGGGCCAGCTCGTTTCACAGCAGTTAATTTGCTAAATGCCAAACTTGCAGCGTCAACCTGATCCTTATATTTGCCTAAAGGGAAATATCTGTGTTCCTCTACAAATGCATAATTCCAAGGTGCTCTGACGAGATAAACATTGCCATTATTAACTTGAACACTATAAGGATCAGCCCTAAACACCTTATCACCAGTAGGCTTATCCGTATACACAGAATATCCAGCCAAATTACGTATAGTGGCTAAAGCACTATCCTTACCACCACTACCAGGTTCTTGCTCTATATAGATGATGGTTCGTTTGCCGTCCATTTCGGCAGTATCTCTAATTATCTGCTCACGCTTATCAGTTGACCATTGGCCTCTGACAACGTCTAAGATTACAAATTTATTGTTAATGGTTTTAGCCATCTTGACTCCTACAGTATAAGCACCGCCAGAAGCTGTAGCTGCTTTATCCCATGCTCTAATTACAGTTACTATTTTATCTTCAACTGTGTCTACTATGTTAAAGTTATCCACTCTAAACATTCCACCGCCAGCAGGTATTGGGTCTTGTCCTATCTGGCTGGCATACCCATATTGCCCTAAATCTATCTCAAGGTTGTTCAAAGCATCCCAGTTTAACCTAACTGGATCAAGCAAATCATCTCTATAAAACTGGATAAGTTCTGGCGGATTGACTTTATGCCTATAATTCCTAATCTCTCCAGGAATGCATATGTTAAAGAATTTCTTGTTTTCCTTGCTCATAATGTGTCCAGCAGGATCGTTTTCATGTAATCTCTGAGCAATCATTATAGTAGCAGTTACGTTCTTGTCTATTTTACGAGTGGATAACGTCTGATCTATCCACCTATTAGCCTTATTAAGTTCAATTTCCGATACTGCCCTATTAGGGTCTATTGGGTCATCTACTATCAGTATATGGGCATGAAACCCAGTCAAGGTACCGCCAACCGAAGTAGAATATCTGTTGCCACCGACTGTAGTAGTGCCATCATAGTTGCGTACTTCAATTTTAAAGTTGGATTTAGTATCCTTATCACGCTTAACGTTTATGTTTGGAAATAAAGTCTTGAATGTGTCTGACTTAACTAAATCCCTACTCAATTCAGCCTGTTCAAGAGCTAAAGCTCCACTATAACTGCAAACTATAAATTTCATCCAAGGCCAATTAGTCCAGCACCAAACAGGAAACATTACGCTGACTATTGACGATTTACTTGAGCCAGGTGGTAAGTTTATAATGAGATCGCCAGCATTAGGCAATCCATCAGCTACTCTACGAGCTATACGAGATAATATCTCAGCGATATACTCCATATGCCAGTTCCATTTCAATTCCTCAGAAGATAATTCATTCCACATAGTCTTAATAAAATAAGCAAATTCTCGCCTACAATACTCAGCTATAATTGCATCTTTGTATATAGTAAGTATCTCGGCAAATACTTCCCTATCGATTATTTCTTTTTGTATAGCCCTTCTTTTGAGGCTGCCAGTAGCTTGACTATACGTCACTCTTCTTAGCCTTCTCTATTATATTAACGAGTTTACGAACCTCACTATTACTAAGATTACAAAGGTCAATCTTGGTGGAAGTGTTGACGCTCCCACTTAGCGCATGAGATTCCTTCAAGCCTAAATCCTTGGAAAGCATAACTGCATCTAATATATTGGCAGCAGCATTCTCAAACTTCTGCTGGAATATCACTTGCTCTATTTTGCAAATAACGTCTGTAAATTCGGCTTTCTTATTCTTCATATACTGCCATTTACCCATAGTTATTTTGAGGAAATTGCATAATCCAGGAAGTGAAAAAGCTCTTTTCTTAGGAACTGCCTTAAATACCACATCACCCTTAAACTGGAATGGCCTAATATCATACAACGGATTGTCCTGCGACCATTTAAAGTATTCACATGCACAAGCCCACAGTTCCTCAGGACTGTCAAAGGTAGGATTAGAAGCAGATCGCTCCCACCACCGATTATCTTCAGGAGAGGAGAAATCTGGTGTATCAACAGTAATCTGAGTCTTCTTCGCCATAGAGTTCCCTCCTTATCTCCTCTTTAGAAGACCTACGTTCATACTTACTTCTTAGCTTTTTAGATATCTTCTTACCTTTAGGACCATCTTGTTCCCAAAGGGTAAACTTAGACTTTTTCATCACTATCTATATATATAATACGAAATTATATATACCAATGTATGATAAAATGGGTGGCATACTCAAATTTTAGGTAATAATTTTTTACGAGAAGCATATATAAATAATTATTCTGAATTCGTAAATGAAAATACTTGTATAAGTAAGGACTAAGTAAGGACTAAGTTGTGGTATATTTTATTTTAATGTGAAGTTTATGAGTGGTGGTGTATGTGTGGCTAAGTGGTATATGGTCTAAGTCCAGTAAGGGAATTGTTTGAGTTTATAAGTGGATTGGGTGGCCTACTCAAATTTTAGGTAGGAATTTTATATAGTCTAAATTTATGAGTGGCCTACTTAAATTTTAGGTGAAAATTTTAGAGAGGTACAGCCCCCTTCACCACTTTACCAGTTGTTCGCTGTAAATTAACTTGTGCCGTTTAATATCATTAGTGGTAGGCTATGGGTATGGGCTTGAAGAAAACACCTCTCGCTAATAATCTTATCCACAAGTTGTGTATAACTTATCCACAAAGACCTAAGTTATCCACATAGTTATACACATAGTTATACACATAGTTATACACATAGTTATCCACAACTAAAAGCAAGGATACTATACCATACCAAGGCATAGTATCCTATATTAAGTACAAAAAAATAACGGCATAGCTATTTATGCTATGCCGTTAAGCTAAGCTTATACTAACCACTAATCCATTAGCGCCAAATGACCTATTGTAAAGGTCTCATCGCCATTAACCAAATCGATCATTATATTTGTGAACTGCTTGCGGAATTTTATTTCTCTATCGTCACTAAGACCTAACATAGCTTTTATTTTATTCTTATCTATTCCGACCTTGCCCAAATACCATATATCACCATTACCATTTTTACACCAAGCAAATAACCTATACATTAACTAACACCTCCGCTATATTAAACTTTTTTCTACTTCTTTTTTTAATTCTTTTATCCTTGTTTCTCTTATACTATCCGAAATTTTATCAATAGTAGCATCATTAACATTGATAACGTATATATCAGCATCTAACTTCAAGAAGTATAAAATAGCATCGTTACTCATATAGTCAACATGCTTTTTGCTATAAATATAACTGTAACTTTCACCAATAACCCAGTACAATTTATCATCAGTAGTTGTAAAAATTATATTTTTATCGTGAAATAATACGTCGTCAATGTACAAAAATTCTTTAAACTTTGATAATGCTATTTCAACCATACTAAAGAATAATTTTTGCCTAATTGCGAACTTTTCTAATTCGCTATCGTCAGACACAAAAAATTCAATGTTTCGTACCCCCGCTATTCCTTGTTTCCTATCTATTTCGTCAACAAACTTATATACTTTATCTATATCAGCATCGTTAAAACAACTAACTATATTCTTTCCGTCATAATTCAATCTAATTACCGCCTTCATATCATTTCTCACTCCTTATCATTATATATTTCGTCGTCGATCTCTGTAAGCCGCAACGGTCGAATTGCCTCATACACCCTATAAGCAAGTTCCTTGTTTTGTGTCGCCTCTGCTATCACCTCAAC